GCCCTCACGCTTCAGAATTTCCTTTATCATCTGACCCTTCATGATTGCGAGCTTTTCGTTTCAAGGATAGAGATGAGGCGGTCAATTTGATCGTCCTTCTTTTCAATGATTGAGATGGTACGCTCCAGGATCTGACGCTGGGAGACAATCTCATCAAACGCGCGAGAAAGGGCAACGGAATCACCCAAACGGTTCCCGTTTCCGGAAATTTGTGTGTTGGAATCACCAGAAGCAACGAGCTTCGAAGACGACATGCAATCTGTAAAAAGTTCAGATAAACGAGCGTGGATTGCATCAGAGAACGGGACACGACCATTTATCATGTCCGAAAGATAGGTAGCCTTTACGCCCAAAGCTTTAGCGATTTCCGCCTGCCGGAGACCGCGCCTAAATTTGATTTCGGCAATAATTTGCCTAAGTATTTCTGTGTCAGCCATATAGATAAAACGTTTAAAAATAATTCGAATTTTTTTCAGATTTTGCTTGCAAGATATGAATTTAGTTCATATATTTGCAATCGAAAACGAAACAAAAACGAAACAAAGATACGAAAAAGAAAGTGAAATCAAAACATAAAAACAAAAGATTATGAAAACAAAAGTAATAACAAAAGCAGATTGGAAAGACCTTACACAAGGTTACGCCAAATTGATGGACCACGAAAACGGTTCCAGAGCATGGTTGACAATGACCGGAGAGTATGACGACGAAGTGGCATACAAGGTGGGAGTTTTCGACCTCTACGGACGCAAGATCGAAGAAAAGTTCTTCGACTATTTAGAGGCAGCGGACGCCTTCCTCCAGGAACTTATAAAGAAGGGTTTTAGAAAGTTATTTTAAAAAATATACAAAATGGCACAGCAAAAAGAAGCGCGCGTGATACGCAACGCGAACGTAATAACGAAGGCAGACCTGGACGACCTCATGGAAGGTTATTCGGTAATGATGGACACGGAGAACGGCTTCAGAGCCATGCTGACTATGACCCGGGACTTCGGCGACGAAGTCTACACGGCGAAAACCTTTGAGCCTAACGGACGAAAGATCCAGGAGAAGACATTCCGCAGCATTGAGAGCGCGGACACCTTCATCGAGGGTCTGATTAAGAGAGGATTTAGAAAGTTGGACTATATAAAATTTATACTGAAATGACACAGCAAGAATTTGAAGCGCGCGTGAAACGCAACGTGACACCGCAGGAGTTTGAGACCGCACAGGAACTTTACATGGCTGCAGGGGACATGGACAAGGACGATTTTTGCAAGGAGTACGAGAGCCTCATCGAGAGCAGCCGTCTGGCTCGCGAATTGGAGAAGACCATCCGCAGCCTCAAGGACAGCCTGACCCGCGAGCGCAAGAACCGGGAAAACGACGGACGCAACCTGCTGGGTATTGCCGTCGAGGTGAGAGAGGGCGGCATGGAAGCCAGCGCCGAACAGCTGGAAGACTTCAGCACCTACCTGCTGGGAGGGCGCGCCGAAGTCATCAGAGCGAAGCTGGGCAAGGGATACGCCCTCACGGATCGCGACTACGAATACATCAAGCACAACCTCAAATAAGAGAGCCATGGAAGTGCAGGAACTGATTGGAAAGGTGCTCAAGTACCGCGACGGATGGAGCGGGAACGAAAGCGAATTCAAAATAAGATTCGTAGTCTTTGCCGGAAGCGCATTCGAAATAATAGGCGAAAACGAAAACGAAAGCCATACCGTAGGACGGCGCGCCATGCGCGCGCTCCTCGACAAGGGAACATGCCGCCAAGCCCTCGAGATGGGCGCCACCTTCGTGGAGCGGTTCAACATCACAGGATAACGGGACGCGCCGGGAGAGGCGCGCCTGCGGACAAGGATCCGCGAAACTTCACTTTCTATCTTGGGGGAGCCGGAAGGTTCCCCCGAAAGGACGGGCACGGATGCCACAGGCGATGGTTCGACCCCATCCCCGTCCACGAGTTAGACAACATTTTTTATTTGTTTTAAAAACCTAAAAGACATGGAAGAAAACAACAAGATCATTGGCAAGACGGCTCTCAAGCGGCAGCAGCGCGCCGCACGGGAGCAGGCGATCTACAACGAGTACGAGGCTGCGGTGGCGGCGGGAAGCTACAAGACCGACATCAATGCCCGACTCATGCAGAAGTATGAAATCAAGGCGATAAGCACGCTTTACGCCATCTTCAAGCGCGTGCAGCAGCGCGCCAAGGACCAGGAAGGAGCGGCTGAGGAGGAGTGCGTATGAGCGACGAGGACATGACCAGGCTCCACAAGCGGCTCGACGAAATCGAGCTTGCCACGCGCATGGGCAGCAAGCCCGTGCTGAACCAGGAGGAGGCTGCCATCTTCATCGGGTATTCGCAGAAGGGTCTGTACCAACTGACCTCACGCCGCGAGATACCGCATTACAAGCAGCACGGGAAGCTCTACTTCAAGAAGGACGAGCTGGTGCGCTGGATGACGGCGAAGAGGGTGGCGACAGAGAAGGAAATCAACAGCAAAGCGGTGACCTACACCGTCACGCATAATATTAACCCCAAAAATGATTGACAATGGAAAATGAAGTAATCGAAATCAAGCAAGCGGAAGTACTCCAGGCAATCGACCGCGCCGAAGTGGATATCCAGATAGCCACGGCGAAGAAGTACCCGAGAGACCTCAAGGCGGTCCTCAACCAGATCGCCACCTACGCCACCATGGACAAGGAGACGGCGGAGGAATGTTTCTACGTCCTCAGACGCAAGGACGCCTCCGGACGGGAGAACATGATCGAGGGACTGAGCGTCCGCATGGCGGAGATCATCGCCTCGGCATGGGGCAACCTTCGCATTGCCACGCGCATCGTCGGCAACGACGGGAAGACCATCACGGCGCAGGCAGTCTGCCACGACCTGGAGAGCAACCTGGCGGTGAGCAAGAGCGTGCAGCGCCGCATCACCTCGCGCAGCGGGCAGACCTTCTCGGAGGACATGCAGATCGTGACCGGGAACGCGGCAGCCAGCATCGCCTTCCGCAACGCGGTTCTGGCGGTGATACCCAAGGCGGTGACCAAGAAAATCATCAACGAGACGAAGAAGGTGGCGCTGGGACAGAGCATCGACCTGGAGCAGAGCCGACAGAACGTCATCGCTTACTATGGCAAGCTGGGCGTGAAGCAGGAGCAGATCCTGAACTACCTGGGCGTAGCCAGCGTGGATGCCATCGACAAGGAGAAAATCTTCGAGCTGCGCGCCCTGCGCAACGCCATCGAGGAGGGCACGACCACGGTAAAGGAAACATTCATCGACGCGGAGAAGGAGGCGCAGGCAGCCCGTGAGGCGGTGCGCAAGGCGACTACCGCGAAGGAGAAGGCTGAGGCTGCCATAGCCGCCGCCACAGGCGTACAGGTGCCGACGCCTCCCATGGAGGTGGACCCGGAGACCGGAGAGATCAAGAAAAACAAGAAGTAACCTTTGAAGACCACAACCTTTAAAAATCGAATGAGTATGAGAGCAACGACCATTATCAGACCCCAGAGCCGCCAGGAGTGGCTCGAGGTCCGCAAAGAAGGAATCGGAAGTTCAGAAGTAGCCACGATCGTAGGGCTCAACCCCTACGAGACCCCCTACCAGCTTTGGAGACGCAAGACCGGGCTGGACGCTCCCAAGACCGAGAACACTGCCATGCGCAACGGACACCTCCTCGAGGACGCCATCGCGCAGATGTGGCACGCGGAGACCGGACGGGAGATTATCAAGCGAAGCGCGATAGACTGGATCATCCGCGACAACGAGAAGCACTACCTGCAGGTGTCGCCGGACCGCACCTTCTGGCTCGGGGAGAGCCGAAGCCCGGACGCCAAGGGCATCCTGGAATGCAAGTCCACCCGCATGAAGGTGGATCCGGACGACCTGCCGAAGAACTGGTTCAGCCAGGTGCAGTACCAGCTGGGCGTAGCCGGATACGAGCTGGGCAGCCTGGCATGGCTGAGCGCCGGAATGATGGGCTTCGACTTCGGATGCAAGGACCTGGCGGCGGTGCCGGACTTTTACGAATGGGAGGTGGAGGAAATCGACCGCTTTTGGATTGACAATATCCTGGGCGGCAAGGAACCCGACGCCATCAACCCCAAGGACGTCATGCTCAAGTACGTACGACACACGGACGGAAAGGTTGTGGAATGCAGCGAGGAGGTCTTCGAGGAGTACCAGGAGCTGAAGGAGGTGAAGGAACGCCTCGACGAGATGGAGGAGAAGAAGGAGGCGCTGGAAGGCAAGATCAAGATGGCATTCGGGGACGCTGAGGCTTTGAGCTACGGCGGATCCACCATCTGCACCTGGAAGGCTCCGAAGGCGGGATTGACCTTTGACAGCAAGACCTTCCAGGCGGAACACCCGGACATTGCCAAGCAGTACATGATACCCAGGCAGGCAGCGCGCCGATTCTTGGTGAAATAAACATACAAGGGACAATGATTAGCATATCGAACCAGGACAGGGACAGGGCGGTGGAATACCTCAAGGCATACGCCGCCGACCGTAGGACCACCGGAGGCACGGCACACGCCTCCGGAAAGGAGTACAACAAGAAGCGCATGGCTCTCAACCTCGCCAAGAAGCTGGAGCGGAAGAAGGCGCAGCAGGCTGAACCATTGCCCGAGAAGGAATAGTGCTTTAAGTTTAACAGAGACCTCCGCCGCGGGGACCCTTCCTCAAGAGAGGGAGCCGGAACCCGGGCGGAGGCTTAAACGCAAGGAAAAAATGATAACATTACGAGAAAACCAGGGCGAACCCATCCGCAAGGCGATTGATTTCTTCATGGAGAAGAAGCCGAAGCCGAGCCTCATCGTGCTGCCGACGGCATGGGGGAAGTCCATCCTCACAGCCTGCGTCGCCAAGAGCACCGACGACAGGCTCATCGTGCTGCAGCCCAGCAAGGAGCTCCTGGAGCAGAACTACCGGAAGTACTTCGCCCTCTGCGGGGACTTCGGAGCCAAGGCGGGCATTTACAGCGCCAGCTTCAACCGGAAGGAAATCGCGCAGATCACCTATGCCACGATAGGCTCCATCAAGGACCTGGGGGATGAGTTCAAGCGGAACGGCTTCCGGAAGATGCTCATCGACGAGGCGCACCTTTACCCGCGCAACAGCAAGAGCATGCTGGGGAAGTTCCTCAAGGAGAGCGGCATCACGCACGTGCTGGGCATCACCGCCACGCCGGTGAAGCTGCAGACGAACGTGGACCGCGACGGGAACCGATTCAGCAAGCTGGTGATGCTGACCAGCCGCTCCAAGGAGGGGACGTTTTACAAGGACATCATCCACGTGGGACAGGTGCAGGAGATGGTGCGGCTGGGCTATTGGAGCAGGCTGCAGTACCAGGTCGCCGACTTCGACGACACCCTGCTGAAGTTCAACACCAGCAAGAGCGAGTACACCGAGGAGAGCGTGAAGCAGAGCTATGAGGCAAACGGCGGACGGAACCTCATCCTGGGCGCTATCGCCGCACGCAAGGAGCGCCGACACATGCTGGTCTTCGTGCCCACCGTACAGGACGCCGTGGAGCTGGCGGCACAGGTGCCGGGAGCTGCGGCGATATGGGGCGAGCAAGACAAGCGCGAACGCGACGAGACCATCCGGAAGTTCAAGACCGGGGAGACCAGGATTATCTTCAACGTGAGGGTGCTGAGCACCGGATTCGACTTCACGGGCATCGACTGCATCATCCTGGGCATCAGCACAGCCAGCATAGCCCTTTACTACCAGATCATCGGACGAGGCACGCGCATCGACCCGGAGAAGACGGACTGCCTCATCTGCGACCTCGGTGGCAACGTGAAGCGCTTCGGGAGGGTGGAGGACATCGTCTTTGAGAAGGGCGGCATGTGGCGCATGTTCGGGACCGGAGGCAAGCTGCTCAGCGGGATCCCCATCGACCAGATAGGCAATTTCACCAGGGAGGACACGCGCATCGTGGACAGCCGCATGAAGCCCCTGCTGGAGATCATGCCATTTGGCAAGTACAAGGGAGAACGCATCAAGGACATCCCCACCGAGTACAAGCAATGGATGATCAAGACATTCGACTGGAACCAGAGCTCCGAAAGGCTCAGACAATCAATTATCGCAACCCTATAACAACTACTACCATGGCAGAAAGAAAGACATTTCTATTTTTCGTCTCCTGGGCGGAGAACCTCGAGGATTTCACGCCGGAAGACAGGTGCGCCGTGTACGATGCCATCATCGCCTACGCGACGGACGGAACTCTGCCTGACCTTAACGGAGAAGCAAAGATGGCATTCAAGTTCATGAAGAAGGACGTGGACGAGATGACAGCCAAGTTCGAGAACGTCTGCGAGAAGCGACGCGCAGCCATCAACAGCAGATGGCAG